TTAGTTTTATCACGCGGCCCCAAACGGGGTACTCGTTTGAATGCTATCAGTCAGCTCGTTAAAATGGGCGTACTGATGAAGTGGGTCAAGGAAAAATCCTTGCCGGTTTTGTAGTTGATGGTTATTGGTGCTTCTTTACCACACCCCACGGTCAATGTGTAGTGGAATGGGTGTTGTTGATCAGGGACAGTTGAACGCGCATAACCGAAGCGTTCAGAACTGTACCATGGAAGAGAGGCTTTTCCCTCTCCGATGAGAGACAAGTTCATGTATTGGTTTCCGGACACTGGCATCTGGGTAGTGCCAAACCCTGGAGGGGGCTGAGCCGGAGGGGGGTTGTTTAGTAATCCTCTGGTTCTCGTCACTAAAGCCCAGACTGACTTTCGAGGTGCGAAGTAACTAGTGTCAACAATCTGGATATCCATCGAGCCTCGTACGCATGCGAACAATCTCATGAAGTAAGCAACGTAATGATTGTAGAAAACGTGGATCGACAAATATTCTGGCAAACCAGTGGCTACGAGAAAATCGTTAGTAGGAAACTGGGGGAGTGGCGTTTTAAGAATTCCCAATCTCGCTGACGGAAACGAGTTCGTGTATTGAGCGTTAGAACTCAAAGATCTGTGTGAATGGTAAACCGACATGGGCTGCATGATATCCGTAACGACGTCATGAAAGAAATCATGGGACACTCCCTTAATCATCTGCGGTCCGTAGAATTCCTCAGTCGACATAATCTCGTTTTGATCTTTTATGCCCGCTCTGATCGCTGTTTCATCCACCGTATACCAACGCATGCGAGTGATCTTGAAATTCCCAGATGTCAGTATGAAAATTCCATCTGGGTCGAACTTAAAACCGACCATCTTCGCTTCCGTGGGTGAGGATGCTGGTATTGCCGTTCTTCCATGCTTCGAAGCGTAAATCACATCGCCATTTGACTCATACTGCATGATCACATTCCCGAGTAGTCTTTTGTAGTCCACAGGAACGTTGTTGACAGCACCGAGGGTGAACTGACCAGTAACTGGCCCAGTCACATCATTCGTAGGCGGTAAAGTAATCCCGTTGCCGTCTTCCCAGACCCAGAACGGTGCAATTGCTCCAGTTGTAGCAGAAGCGACCGGCGTCAAAGTGGTAATGCGAAATCTCGGAACTTGAAGCCTGATCTTCGATACTTGAAAGCGAGTAGTGGACTCGAAAGTGAACTTGTTGATAGGCCTTTCGTTCTCATACTCATCCGTCGAGAAATCAAAATCAATATTTTGGACGTCAGATATTCCAGTCAAATTAGTAATCTTTTCCTCCAAGACTTGATCATCTGTGTTGAAAACCCGAGCCACGACTGGTTGGGGACCTGCAGTGAAATCTCTGATCTGGAATGATACCCCTGTGACCGGATCGAACGGGTCGATTCGAATAGTGGTGTTAGCTGACGTGATGGGTCTTTCAAAGTTGTCATCCGCCTGTTCCGCATCCAAGACATTTGCATTCAGCACTTCACCAGCGATGATCACTGGAACTTGAACAGTCCCAAACACCAACGCCGGTGCTTCGCACAATACTAGGGCTCGAGCCGCAACCAAATTCGTGTTCAATGGACGAGCTGGAGTCTGTTCCTGGGGGTTCTCAGTGTTATTCGTTTCGGTAACAACTATACGAGGCGGAAAATTCTTACTCTGAGGCCTAGTTCCAGTGAGAGGTTCTCGTGGCAAAACCACCTCATAATCAGGCATCATTTGGGCGTAGACGTTGATGAGGACAGTGTTCCCGAAATCAGGAGAAGGCGAAATCAAATTCGAGTGGACGTACAAAGCTAACACTCCGTTTGCGTACGGAAGAGTATCTTCATATCGAGATTTAGAAAAGTTAACGAGTTGGCTCATCCCATTGATTGTGGGAAGATAAGTTGTGTTCTGAGACCAACCAATTTTCGCAATATGCTCCGTGTTTGATCCGATGTCAAAGATGCTCGAATAATTCAAATTATAATCGTCCTCCCTGACTGAATAACAAGGATCGTAAACTACTCGCAACTTGCCTCTGTGCATCATTGAGCACACAATGTCAAACCGGTAACGGCAAGTACCACGCCAATAAGTGAAGGGGAGACCCACGTACGTAGCGGGAGTTACGTGGTGTTCGGCAGTGATTCCCGTTCCAGTCGTTATACCGTGGAATGGAGAGCATCGAAGATTGAACAAGAGTTTCTCTGCAGAATCTGAGACATTCCAAACAGTGCTTCCAATAAACGTCTCTTTGCCACCCAGACTCGCCAATGAAGTGTCAATACCGGAATCCCAAGTGACCCCCGGTGAAGTCGAAACTCTACCTGGTTGTAGACTGATCTCTTTGGAGCCTCCCATGGTCGAGGGATCGGTCAAAGACATGTCATTCTGATCTTCAATCTCTCCTAATCTCAGCGACGTGGGCGTGTACAGTTCAACATTCTCGAATTTCCCCATAACCGTAATACGACATGGAGAGACGAGACCATTCGAAGTCGCTAGAGGAACGACCGAAGCAAGAGTGGCAGTGCCCAAGACATCAAACTCGGCGCTTGTCAAGTCGACAAAGTCTCTCGGAAATACGAATGGAAGCAATAATTCACCACCTTGGGAACCTCTGGCTTTGATCGAAATACGAGGTCTTTGTGAAGCTTCTACCAAATCGGCAGTGTTTCCTTTAGCGAATTGTATGAAATTATCCGATCTACTAAGCATATTGTATACGAGCCAACACTCTCCATAGTGAAAATTGGTACCTTCTACTGTAGCAGTTAAACGCAAATTAGCGCGAAAGTGCCGGTAATGCTGACATCGAGACTTGATCACATCTGAGTTGAACATGAGGGACCAGGGATTGAAATCGGTGAAAAGTGCTTCCCCAGTATTCCAAGCTACGGTGAACAGTTTCACTGGGCGTTCAATCATATCCAAACTAGAATCATGTGTTGCTACTGTCCTGGAAGCGGGCTGGTTAGAATGGGAAGCCGTAGCCGAGTCCACCAAACTGTCGGAAAGAAATAGCTTGACGTTTTGTTGTTGCTCCTCGATAGGAGCCATCGTTGTGTTTGTATTTTGGTTTGAAATCCTAAAATTATGGTGTAGGGACTGGATCAAGCCCGTACACATAAACCAAACGAGAAGAGTTAAGCGTAAAGCACCATGGTTCAAAGGGACTTTCCGTAATCGTGAACTCTCTCGGACAACTCTTGCTTCCTGCAGGTTTGTCAGTCCATTTTGATCTTTTATGAACGGATCAAAAGGCGTTCTTGTACAATCGGTCGTTGGAAATCTCTTCAAAAAAGATTCCACATAATCGTCGTACGTTTTCGAGAAGGTTGCCGAATGCAATCCCATTCTCTCTGCTTGCAACACAGCAGTTTTCAACTTATCCTTCCGATCGTCGAAAATTTGTCGACCGTGCAACATGTACTCCTCGAGAGCCTTGTCCATACAATTCGCCTCGATCACGTCCTGATCCTCTTTCGACGGAAGCCGACAATGCAAAGAGCGTAGTATGGAAATTTCATCAAGTGGTCCCACGATGCGCTGAGCCTCTTCCATCCATCTAACTCCTCGTTTACACATCTGGAGCTCTGTGATTTTCATTCCGACTGTGTTGTCGTCATTCTTTGAAGCTCCGGTGATCGTAACGCCCCGACTCTTAAAGTAACTGGAAATGAAGTCAAGATCGAAGGTTTCAATGTCGGTGGACAGTACTGCATCATCTCCCACAGAACCAACTCGAATATGATCATCGAAATCTTTCAACATCTCAACAAATTCAGACTCCGGAAGAAGGTCCATGAATTCCAGTAAAATGGGCATATCGGAGATCCCGTACTTCAATTGGACTCGCTTAGCGACATACGCGTCCAACACGCGAATCTCGACACCACCCAAGTCATTGATAGTGATCGTGATCTTGTTGCCGCTAGTATTCATGTAGACAGCTACCCACTCACCAAACAAGTCTAGAATTGGGACGGCCAAATCACAGCCTCTAGCTCGAATCAAAGAAGCAAATTCATCG